TCCGGGGCAGCGCGCTGGACGCCCGCGGCAACGGCCAATACCTGGCCGAGGTCGCCATGCAGCGCTACGGCGACCATGAGCAGGGCGGCCGGATCCAGCGGGTGATGATCACCGTGGAGTGGTACCGGGAGGCCATGCCCAAATATAAAGCCGCGTTCGAGGACCGGACCATCCTGCTCCCGCGGGACGCGGACATCCTGGACGATCATCGCGCCTTCAAGATGGAGAAGGGCATCGCCCGGCTGCCGGAGACCCTGGTCCAAAAAGGCCGCGACGGCAAACAGCGCCACGGCGACACCGGCATCGCCGGCGCCATGGCCTGGTACGCCATCAAGACGTCCGCCTCGGGCCCGGTGGAGTACGAAAGCGCCGGCAAGCGGGGCTTCTATACGTCCGACGCGTCCGATCTGTCCGATCGGTCCGACCTCGTCCTCCCCGGTCCACCGCGCTTCAGGAAGGGGTGCTACTGATGTCGCTTTACGACGCCTTCGGCCGCGAGTACACCCCACCCAAGCGCCCGGAGATTCGCGAACAGGCCGTCGTCTCGATCCGCGATCGGTGGCAGACCTACCCCGCGGATGGCCTCACCCCCCAACGCCTCGGCGGGATTTTCAAGGAGGCCGACACCGGCGACGTCGTCCGCCAGGCCGAGCTCTTCGAGCAGCTCGAAGAAAAAGACGCGCATCTCTCATCGGTCCTCCACACCCGCAAGCTGGCGGTGCTGGGCTGCGAGCTGGCCGTCACCCCCGCGTCGGAGTCGGCCGAGGACAAACAGATCGCGGAATTCGTCGAAGAGGCCCTCGGCTGGATCAACAATTGGGATGATGCCCTGCTCGATCTGCTGGATGCGATCGGCAAGGGCTTCGCCGCCGGCGAGATCCGCTGGGAGCTCGAGGGCTCCAAGGTCTGGATCCGCGAGCTGACCTGGCGGCACGCCAAGCGCTTCACCTTTTCCGCCATGGACCGCATCCTGCCCTGGCCCAAGCTGCTCACCGATGCCGCGCCGGTCTGGGGCGAAGACCTCACGCCCTGGCAATGGGTCGTCCACCGCTACAAAGCCCGCTCCGGCCAGATGTCCCGCGCCGGCCTCCTGCGCACCTGCGCCTGGATGGCCCTCTTCAAGAATTACAGCATCAAAGACTGGGTGGTGTTCGCCGAGGTCTACGGCATGCCGCTCAGGCTGGGCAAATACGACCCCGGGGCGTCTAAAGACGACCGCGACGCGCTCATCGCGGCGGTCAGCTCGCTCGGCACCGACGCCGCCGGGGTCATTTCGAAGAGCACCGAAATCGAGTTCGTGGAGGCGGTGAAGGGCGGGCAGGGCAACAACGTGTTCGATCAGCTCGCCGCGTTCTGCAACGCGGAGATGAGCAAGGCCGTCCTGGGCCAAACCCTCACCACCGAAATCGGCAAGACCGGCGGCGCGTTCGCCGCGAGCGACACGCACAATACGGTGCGCGGCGACCTGCTGGAGGCGGACGCCAAGTCCATGGCCCGCACCCTGCGCGCGCAGCTCATCCGCCCCCTGGTGGGCTTCAACTTCGGCTGGGACACCGCGCTGCCCGAGCTCACCCTGGCCACGGAAGAAGCCGAAGACCTCCAGGCCGCCGCCACCACGCTCAAGACCCTGGTGGAAGCGGGCTTCCGCGGCATCCCGACGAAGTACATCCACGAGAAGTTCGCCATCCCGGAGCCGGACGGCAAGGAATCCATCCTCTCGCCCCCAGCCGTTACCTCGGGCCTTCCCGGTCCCTCTCCCTTGGGGAGAGGGGGGGGTGAGGGGGAGGGTGATCCGGCTCTTGACCCCGCCGATCCCGCCGCCGGGCCCGCCCAGCAGGACGTCAAGGTCGCCACCGCCGCCGTGCTGAACGGCGCGCAGATCACGGCCGCCACCGCCATCGTCACCGCGGTCGCGGCCGGCGATATCCCGCGCGACTCCGGCGTCGGCCAGCTCATGGTCCTCTTCAACCTGACCAAGGAGCAGGCCGAGCAGATCATGGGCAGCGCCGGCACCGGTGCCCCGACCACGCCCAACCCCAACCCGGGCGCGCCCGATCCGTCAAAGCCTGCCGATCCGGCCGCTGGTCCGGCGCCGTCCGATCGGTCCGATCCGTCCGACGAGTCCGACAAGTCCCAAAAACGCACCGCCCTGAAAGATGCCGCGCGATCCGACGAGCTCACCCCCGAGATCGACGCCGCGCTCGCCGCCTCCAACGCGCCCATGGCGGACCTCACCGCACCGGTGCGCGCGCTCATTGCCCGGGCCGACTCCATGGAGGCTCTGCGCGACGGCTTGCTCAATCTGTATCCGGACATGGATCCCACCGCGATGGGCGATCTGTTGCATCGCGCCTTCCTCCTCTCGCAGATGATCGGGCGCAAGGAGGTGGGCGGTGCCTGAGTTCCTCCGCCCCGAGCCCCTCCCCATGGCCGAAGCCGTCGCCCAGCTCGCCGCGCGCGGCGCCCACCTGGTCCCCACCGAGCGGTGGCCGGAGCTGTGGCAGGAAGCGCACCGCCAGGCCTTCACCGTGGCCGGCGCCCTGCGCGACGACCTCCTGCGCGATCTCTATACCGCGGTGGAGAAGGGTATCACCGAGGGCACCACGCTCGAGCAGTTCCGAAAAGACTTCGACGAGATCATCGCCCGTACCGGGTGGGACTACACGGGCGGCCGCAACTGGCGGACGGCCACCATCTTCAACACCAACATGCGCGTGTCGTATGCCTCCGGCCGCTACCAGCAGGCCACCGACCCCGCGGTTCTCGCCGCGCGCCCGTACTGGATCTACGACGCGGTCAACGACAATCGCACCCGGCCCGAGCATGCGGCATGGGACACCCTGGTCCTCCCCGCGGATGATCCCTGGTGGCACACGCACTACCCGCCAAACGGCTGGGGCTGCCGCTGCCTCGTCCGCTCCGCGGGCCCGCGCGAGCTCGCGCAGCTGGGCCTGTCGGTCGGCGCCGCGCCGCAGGACGGCACCTATGAGTGGACCGATCCCGCCACCGGCGAAGTCCACACCATCCCCAAGGGCATCGATCCCGGCTGGGCGTACAACCCCGGGGCCACCGGGCCCTTACCGAGGAGCCTCGTATGAAACGCACGCAAGACAATCTGGTCGTGCTCGTCGACGTCGAGACGGATCTGGCCGCGGCCCCGACCGAGTTCCGCCTGCTGCCCTACGGCCAGGTCCGCACCACGAAAGGCACGTTCACGAACGATGAAGCGGCCATGCAAGCCGTGATCACGGCCTTTGCCGCGCACGGCATCGACATGGTGTTCGACTACGAGCACCAGACCTTGTCGGGCGACCAGGCGCCGGCCGCCGGGTGGATCACCAAGCTCATCGACAAAGGGAAGGACGGCCTGTGGGCGGTCGTGAGCTGGACCGAGCGCGCCAAGGCCTATCTCGCCGCCCGCGAATATCGGTATTTCTCCCCGGTCTTCCGCGCCCGCAAGGACGACGGCCGGATCGTGGAATTGCACTCCGCGGGCCTGACCAACAAGCCCGCGATGTTGGACATCGAACCCCTCGTCGCGAAGGACGATGGGACACTCTCACCGGAAGGAGGCGGTATGAACAAGGACCTGATCGAGTTGTTGCAGTTGAAGGCGGACGCGAAGGAGGCGGATGTGATCGCCGCCGTGAAGGCGCTGATCACGAAAGCCGATGGCGCCGAGAAGGTCGTCGCCAACACGGCGGTGATCGAGGCGCTCGAGCTGAAGGCGGATGCCGGCCAGTCCGAGATCGTGGCCACCATCCACGCGCTCAAGCAGACCGTCAAGACGGCGGCGCCGGCGAGCGAGCTGGCCGCGCTTAAAGACCGCCTGGCCAAGCGCGACGCGGACGACCTGGTCGCCGCGGCCCTGAAGGCGGGCAAGATCACCCCCGCGCAGAAGGAGTGGGCGGACGCGTATGCCCTCAAGGATCCCGCGGGGTTCCAGGTGTTCGTCGAGAAGGCCGCCGTGGTCGTGCCGCTCAAGGGCGCGCCGGCCGAGAAGACCGGCGCGGAGACCACCGAGGCCGAGCAGGATCGCCTCATCGCGCTGGCGATGGAGAAGGACAAGGCGCTCTCGTACAAGGACGCGATGAAGAAGGTGGCCAAGGACCGGCCGGACCTCTTCAAGGCGGCGTAACGACGGTATCCACTTCCCTTCCATCCCCCTCGCCCGCCCGCGGGAGAGGGCGGGGGTGAGGGTCACCCAGGAGGTCTCTCATGATCGGAGCCACATCAGGTCTCGAAAAATCCGTCAAATGCACCGCGGCGCTCGCCACCGCGTTCCTCATCGCCAAGTTCGGCGCGGATGACGACACGATGTCCCAGGCCACCGCCGCCACCGAGGCGCTGGTCGGCGTCTTTCAGCACACGACCGCCGCCGCCGGCGACGAAGTGCGCGTGATGCTGAGCGGCATCTCCAAAGTGAAGCTCGGCGGTACCGTCGCGCGCGGCGATCTGCTCACCTCCGACGCGAACGGCAAGGCCGTCGTCATCGGCGCGACCGCCGGCACCAACTACAACGCCATCGGTCGGGCCATGGCGTCGGGCGTGGCCGACGACGTCATCCCGGTGCTGCTCAACCCCTCACGCCCGCAAGGGTAAGACCGCCGCGGGCTGACCGCGACGAAAGGAGAGACACGCATGGAACCGAGAAATCTGCACGTCAATCGACCGCTGACGAACCTGTCGGTGCAGTACAAGAACGAGGCGATGATCTGGCGCGAGATCCTGCCGATAATCCCGGTCACGTATCGGTCCGATCTGTACTTCAAGTACGCCAAAGAGAACGCGCTGCGGCTGGTGGACGACAAGATCGGCCCCAAGAGCCTGGCCAACGAGGTGGGGATGGAAGTCTCCACCGAGAACTACTCGGTCAAGGATCACGCCCTGGCCGATTGGATCCCGGTGGAATCCCAGGACAACGCGGATCTGCCGATGAACCAGGCGATCGACGTCAACGACAACCTCAACATGCTGCTGGACGTGGCGCAGGAAAAGCGGGTGGTGGATCTGGTGTTCGCCGCCGCCACCTACCCGACCGGCAACAAGGTCACGCTCTCCGGCACCGGCCAGTGGGGCGGGTCCGCGGATGCGCCGATCAGCGACGTGCAGACCGCGATCGAGACCTGCTTCATGCGCGCGAACACGCTGATCTTCGGCGTGGACGCCTGGCTGAAATTCCGGGCGCTGCCGGAAATCCTGGACGCCGTCAAGGCCTCCAGCCGGCAGCAGGGCACGCCGGGCGGCCTGGCCACCGCGCCGGAAGTGGCCGCGCTCTTCGAGGTGGACCGGATCTTGGTCGGCCGCTCGCGCTACGTCACCTCCAAAGAAGGCCAGGCGGTCACCTTCGCCCGGCTCTGGGGCAAGCACATGGCCGCGCTCCACGTGGTGGCCAATCCCGGGATCCGGTCCATCACCTTCGGGGGCACCTTCTCCGAAATGACCCGGGTCACGATGACGAGCTTCGACGAGAAGCGTGGCGCGAAGGGCGCCCATTACATCAAGCCGGCCTGGAACTCCGACGAGAAGGTGATCGCCAGCGATCTGGGCTACCTGATCACCGACGCCGTCGCGTAAGCGACCCCGTGAGAAAATCCCCCCGTTCCCCCCTTTGGCAAAGGGGGGGGCAGGGGGGATTTGATCCCATGAAAGGAGACGCAATGCCGAAATATCGAGTCAAGGACGTCGTGGGGGAAATCCGCCACGGCGTGGGCAAGGAACTCAGCACCTATCGCGCCGGCGAGACACTCGACCTGAGCGAGGCCGACGCCAAGCCGTTGTTGTCGCTGATCGAGCGTCTCCCCGAGGAGGGGGGCGAGGACAAGAAGAAGGACAAGAAGAAGGACTAGCGCGCGAAGCCTCTCTGGTGCGTCACGAGAGACCGGACATCGCGGGGTGGCGCAATGCAGCGCATCGGGGCCATCCCCCGAAGGTTGCCGGTTCGAATCCGGCCCCCGCCATCTCTGGCGTGACGCAAGAGAGATGCTTCGCGCGCCATAAGAGGGAGTATCCATGTACAGCACACAAACCGACATCCAGGGCGAGATCGGCGCCGCGCCGCTGATCGAGCTCACCGACGACGAAGGCCTCGGCACGGTGAACGCCGCGCGCGTCACCGCCGCGATCGAGCAGGCCGATGCCGAGATCAATAGCTTCCTCGCCCAGCGTTACACCGTGCCGCTCACCACCGGCCTGGTCCTCCTGCGCGATCTGTCCGTCACCCTGTCCCTCGAGCGGCTGTATGGCCGCCGGCCGGGGAGCCTGCCGGATGATCGCAAGGACCGGGCCATCGCCGCGCGCCGCCTGCTGCGCGACATCGCGGACGGCCGCGCCGCGCTGGGCGATGTCCCTGCCCCTGCGCCCCCCCCGGCCGCGGCCGGCCCCGCCGAGATCAGCTCGGCCGAGCGTGTCTTCTCGCGCGATACCATGGGAGGCTTCTGATGGCCGATCTCGTAACCGATCCGGGAGACCCTCGCCTTGGTCGAGGCTCGGATGATGGGCCGGTCCCACAACACCAAGCCTATCTCGTGCTCTCCGAGCAAGAGCGGGCCAAGGGCTTCGTGCGGCCGGTCCGCGAGAGTTACCGGCACCTCGTGTGCGGGACCATCACAACGATGAGTCGAGCGCTCGCAGAGACCTATGCGCGCGAGCCGCACTTCTACGGCGCGACGTATTGCTGTGCGTGTAGTCGGCACCTGCCGGTCGGCGAACAGGGCGAATTCGTCTGGCTGGACGGCCCGAAGGTCGGAACATGAGCGTCACCCTCGAATACCGCGTCGACGACGCCGAGGTGCGCCAGCTCTTGGATCAGCTCGGCGAGCGCGCGCGGGACCTCACCACGCCCATGCGGCTCATCGGCGCGCAGCTCCAATTCTCAGTCCAGGAAAATTTCGCGCGCGGCGGCCGCCCGCTCCCCTGGAAGCCGTCCAAGCGGGCGATCGCCCAGGGCGGGCAGACGCTGGTCGATAGCCGCCGCCTGGAATCCTCGATCACCTCCCGCACCTCGGCCGATCGCGTGGAGATCGGCACCAACGTCCTCTATGGCCCGATCCATCAATTCGGATTTCTGGGGATGGTCCACATCCCCGCGCACGTCCGCCTGCTCACCCAGGGAGGATTCGCCCGGCGCTCGACGCTCTCGGCCCGGACCAAGTCCGGCCGCAAGAAGACGCAGCGCATCGGCACCTACGTCACCGTCACGGCGCATGAGCGCCGGATGGACATGCCCGCGCGGCCGTACCTCGTCGTCCAAGAGGAGGATCATCAGCGCGCGACGGAGACCGTGCGCGACTACCTGCTCGGCCTGCGAGGCAGCCGATGACGTACACGCTCACCGAGATCGAAGACGCCATCCTGGCCGCGCTCGCGCCGCTCGGCACCGGCCAGGGAGGGTCGGTCAAAAAGATCGACAGCTATGGCGGCGAGCTGGATGAGGAGAAGATTGCTCAGTTCGCGGTCACCGTGCCCGCGATCCTGGTCGCCTACGCCGGGTCGGTCCTGGTGCCCGACGCCTATCCCTACCTGGTGGAGACCGGCACCTGGGCGATCCTCATCGCGGACCGCAACCTGCGCGGCAACCGCCAGGCCCGGGCGGACGGCCCCGAAGGGACGTATGGGCTGTTGGTCTCGGTCCGTCTCAAGCTCCACGGGGTGCGCCTGCTGTCGAACCTGCGCCCCGCGACCTTGAAGCGCCAGATCGCCCTGGCCAACACGCCGAGCCTCTCGATCTACTCGGCCGAGTACGAAATCATCCAGCACGTCCGCGACTGACGGAGGAGATCATGGCCAACAAGCCGCCACCCCCAAGACCACGCACCCCGCCCGAGCAGATCCGCTCGGAGCCGGCGCCCACGCCCATAAAGGAGACGACCGATGGACCAAAACCTGCAACTCCTCCTCGCTAAAGTCGAGGGCACCTACGGCGTGGACTCGGTGCCCGCGCCCTCAACCGACGCGCTCCTGGTCTCCGGCCTGACGATCGGCACGCCCAACGAGCCCAACAAGCGTGAGGCGGTGTCCGGCTCGCTCTCGCCCTTCCCCCCCGCCAAGCCCACCATGGGATTGGTGGAGATCAAGTTCAAAATGGAGGTCAAGGGCTCCGGCGCCGCCGCCACCCCGCCCGAGATCGGCCTCTTCCTCCGCGCCGCCCGCTACCTGGAGACCGTCGCCGCCCAGGTGGACTACGACCCCAGCTCAGCCGCCGGCCCCTCGCTCTCGATCTATGCCTACCTGGACGGCCTGGTCCACAAGGTCCTTGGCTGCGTCACCACCGACGTCGAGGCCGTCTTCGAATCCGGCAAGATCGCCTTCTGGAATGTGACCTGCAAGGGCCTGTATTCGGTCCCGACCGATGCCGCCATCCCCGCCGGCGCCGTCTTCGATTCCACAATCCCGCCGGTCGTGGAGTCCTTGGCCTTCACCATCGGCGGCTATGCGCTCATTGCGAGCAAGCTGCAGCTCAACCTCGGCATCGCGTCCGGCATCCGCAAGAGCGTCCAGCCCGCGGGCGGCGTGCTGGGCGCCGCCGTCACCGGCCGCGAGATCATGGGCTCG